GAATTGTCTAGCAACAGCATCACCGGTAACTCTTAATCTTCTATATACATTATCAACTGTACCATTAGGGCCTTCCTCTAATGCAATTAAATATTGAGGAACAGGAGTAAATGTTACAGGATTTAAATCATCGCCAGGCTGAATTAACATTGCAGCTGTACCAACTGATAGATCTAATAAGAATTCACCAATAGCTAAATCAAAATTACTTTGTCTTAATACTGCAAATAATTTATCTAAATATAAATCAAGAGCTTGTTGCGTTTCACCTTTTCTTTCATTTGGTATATCATTACCAGGTTCTAATCTGCACCATTTTTTATAAGGAGGAAATAATCCAGATTGAATTCTGTTAGCAAATCTTTGAACAGAATGTATTCCTGTACTATCAAACACTCTAGACATTTTACCCTGTCCAGGAATGTTACCTTCATAATAACCATCATATAAATTTCTTTGAGGTAAAGCATATTGATAACACTCTTCATAAATTGTTCTCCAATTTTCTTTTGCACCAAATGCTTTCTTGTGTCTTTTTAAAATTTCTTGTGGTTTTAAATACATCATAATTATGCCTTATTGTTTGCTGCAAAACTAGCTGCTGCTTGTTTATTTGCAAATCCCCATTTTTTTAATGCAAGTTTTAATCTCGTTGGCTTTCCATCTTTTTCTAATGGGCCAGGTACTTTAGAAAATCTTGCAGCAAAAGAAATTCTTCGGCCATCTTTACCAGAGCTTTGTGGTCTTTTAACACCAAATTTTTTTCTACCAGCATCATTTAAACCACCAGATGGATCTTGAAATCTTTTAGCTACCATTAGAATATTACAGCTCCTAAAATAAATCCAACAACAAAGCAGATCCATTCTCTTCTGTAATGTAATTCTAATGCTTTCCAATCACTAGGAGTTTTTCCAAACATCATCATGCTGTTGCCTTTTGTTTTTTTTTATTTTTTAATAAAGCAAAATCATTACCACTTATTTTACCATCTTTATTAGCATCTAATTTTTTTTGATTACCTTTTAAAGTATTCTTTTTTTTCATTTTCATTTTGTACATAATTAATAAACCAATCCTTTCTTTCTATTTTTTCTACTCATTTTTTTCTTTGCTTGTTTAGCTGCTTTCTTTCCAGCTTTTGTATAAGGATATTTCTTACCAGCTACATTAGGCATTAAACTAATCCTTTAGTTCTTTTAGATCTTGGAAATCCAGCTTTCATATTTTTATATGCCTTATCTGAAATAGTAGAATTCTTTTTAGATCTGCTAATTCCTTTTTTCTTTCTTGCGTTTATGTTTGCGTATAATCCAGGTTTAGCCATTATTTATTTTCCTCTCTTTTTTTTTCATCATTCTTGCATTTACAATCACCATTGCACTCACAATTATTTTTTAATTTTATGAAACGAGGGTTTCTATTATATTCTTGAGTTTCTCTATCTGGCATTTAAGCTCCTAATTTATTTTTAGTATCTCTTGGATTTCTACTTACTGTTTCACCTAATGATGTTGATGGAGCATAGTTAGCTAGAGTAGATACATTTCTTCTTTTTCTTCCTCCTACTTTTCTTCTAACTAATTTTTTACCTTCTGGTTCAGTTGTTTTTTTTACTTCTGTTCTTCTATCTTCAATTTGAGATGTTGCTGAAGGTGATCCACCTCCACCGGTAACTCTAGAAATAGTTTTTTTAATTACTCTTGCTGGTGATCCTCCCATTATGTGTACCTCTTCTCTGTATCATAAGGATTACGATTAGCTACTGTTGGTGTCATGCTATTTGTAACTCCTAATGCTGGATTGTTTCTTTCATCTGAAAATAATAATTTTGCGTTTGTTCTACGAGATCTAGATCTTGCAGCTATCTTTCTTTTTTCTCTTTGTTCATTTGCATCAGCTCTCGCCTCTCTTTCATCTAAAAGTTTATTAGATGTTTCCACTTGTTTAGGTGGTTCATATTTTGGCATTTTGAATAGTGATCCCATAGTTTTAAAAGTACCTCGCAAACATTACATAGTCGGAATTATCAACACCATAATGTTTTAAAATTCCTTCTTCTACAAAATACATTGCTTTTATCCATTTGAGAGCAGAAACATTTAAAGAACTGACAGTTACTTGTAATCTTTTTAATTTTAGATCAGCAGCTGCTAACTTCATAAACTCTAATGCACCTTTGTGAAATTTTATTTTATGCTCTGAAATTTTTTTTTTATCTGGTATCAACCATAATTCTGCAACTCCAGGCCAATAAGGAACTACACCAAAGCATAACATAGGCTTACCATTCTCAATAACTGTATAGCCATAGCCTTGCTCACTAGCAGCATCTATATAATCAAAGTAATTAGTTTGAGATAAATTTAATCTATCAAATTCATTTAGATCCATAATCTTTAATAAGTAAGATCTAAAAGGAACTACACTAATCTTTGTTTCCTGGATCTTGAATATCTGTTCTAGTTTCTGTAGGTTCATTTATTTCTTCTGCTGTTGCTCTGGTTCCTGGTTGATGTAATACAATGCCTTTCCATTTATCATCTTCTACTTCTATAATTTTTTCTTCTAGCAAACTCATTTCACCGATCTGCCAAACCTTAATTAAATATTTTTTGATCATGCAAATATATCAAAATCTGCACTAGCTACTGATGCTGAAAAGTTTTTATTACCACCTCTTGTTAATCGTTTATGTTCACCACCACCTAATAGTAAATACATAAAAGCATCACCGACATGCGAATGTTCATTTTTATTAGGTTGATCTTTGTATCTTTCACCACCAGATATTTGAACTCGTTTAAAATGATAACCACCATTCAATGCTTTTCGTAATCGCTTACATCTTTTATCAACTAACAATCCAGGCTTACCTTGGATTAACCTATTCATTGGAGCTGCACCAGCCTCTCTACGAACTCTAAAATCATTTGTAGCAGTTGGTCTAGCAACTAATCCAATGGTTCTTAAATGATCAAATGCAGTAACTTCAAAGATCTCATCCCTTTTCATACCAGCTGGATCACCCCAAACTAATACATCGTACTTTGGAAATCTTGTTTCTAATTCACCTTTTAACATATAACCAAATCTTTCCAGGCCCATATCAAATGTTACAAGCTCATGAAATATTCGCCATTGTCCATTAGGTAATTTCTGACCAAAGATAGCAGCTGGAGTTAAACCAAAGTCAACACCTACCTGGATAGGATATTGAATATCTGGTTCTAAATATTCTTCTGTCATTAAAGTATCATCATACTCACCCATGACAGGCTTACCTTCTTGAACATAAGTATATCTACCCTGGGCATAGCATCTAATCCAATCAGCATTCTTACCAAGTAATGTTTGTTCGTAATAACCAGCTGTTAAATTTTTTCTATTTTCTGTAGTAGGATTTGTTCCCCACCATTTGTTTGCTGCATAAACAAAACCATTAGCCTCTGGATTTTCTGGTAACTCATTTTCTGTAGCCTCTTCAACAGCTCCTGGCTGCTTATAAAACTTCCAGGCATATTTACCTTTCATCTTTTCTTTCTCTGCTAAATTATACCACCAATGATCATCATCCATTGGGTTTGTATCCATAATAATTCCTCGCCATGGTTTTGCTCCACCATCTGATAATGTAGGATACCTTCCAACTCTGTGTGTTAATCCATCTATAACAGCTTTAGGCAGCTCTCTAGCCTCGTTTACCCATGCTCCTGTCAATTCCATTGATAATAACTTTCTAACATCTTTAGGTTGATCAAGGGCCAGGAAGATAACTTCACAATCTATACCTGGAGCATTATCTCTAGCTGGTAATTTTATATGATGTGTTAATGGAGGTGACCATCTAAATGCACCCCAAATGTTCTCTGGAAATAACTCTTGCCATGTTTTAATAGTAGTTGTCCTCAACTCCGGATAAGAATTACGAACTACAACAAACCTAGAATACTTGATCCCATCACGAGGACTTTGTACTTGATTAACAGCTCTGATCATAATCTCTGCTGCACAAGCATAAGACTTGCCAGATCCCACCGGCCCCATTAATCCTCTTACAAAACTTTTATCATTTAAAAATTTCCAAACAGTAGGGGATGTACTAAAGTCTAGATTTAGATTTGCTATTGCATTACTCATTTGTGATTGCCTTTACTATTGATTTAATTCTGCTGTCATCTTCTTTTTTTCTTTTAAAGACTATATCTCTATAATCTTTTATATTCTTGCCACACTTTTTTGCACACTCACGATCACTCAACTTGTTCTTGAGCATCGCTACTTGGATCTGTTCCACTTCCTTGTGGTTCATTAACCTCAACATTTTCTGCCTCCACTATTTTAGGTTCTTCCGGCCCACTCATATTTATTTGTACAACACTCGGTCTATCTACATCTTGCTCTGGTTCTAATAATCCAGATGCTTTAGCTAATACTCTTAACACTCCAACTTTATCATGCAGCTCTACTTCTAACTGTGGCCCCATCTTTGTCGGTGTTACTTTAATTTTTTTTATAGCTTTGATTGCTGACTTTGAAATATTTTTAGGATCTCTAATAGTAACATTACCTTCATCATCCCAATCCATTATCTCATCAATATTCGCAGTAGCTATATCAATCAATTCTTGAGCAACATTATCTTTGTTATGCTCAATGACTTCGGATTTTCTAATCCTCCTCTGAACCACTCGGACACCACCGAAACGATCCAGAGGGGGTTTTATAATCCTCTTTTTAGTAGGGGATTGCGTCATCCATTTCTTCCTTATCAGCTTGTTCAGCTGCTAGATTGACAGGGGGTTCCTCATCTTTATTCTCAAATGTGTTAAAGAATAAAATAGGTTCACCTTTTTTATATTCTTTGGTTTCATCTTTCCTATAGATCTTTGTATCTAATCTACCTGGAACCGGAACATACTTTCCTGTGTCTTTATTGTAATCAGCACCAGGCCAAGTTTCTATAATTACTTCTGTTCCTTCTGGAATAGATGCAGCTTTAAAAAACTTAAATCCTCTGTTGCTGGATATTGGTTTCGTCATATATTTCCTCACTTGTTTGTTTCATGTTTTATTTGTAAAAAAATTGTGAGATATACCCCTATAGATATACGCACCCTGGGGGAGAAGGGGGTACACTTTTTCTAAAAGAAAAAGGCCCAGGTTTCTGCCCTGTATATTTACAATCTTCTACAGTACAAATCATATACGAACCTTTAGGCTTTGTAAATAATTCTATTTCCATGGCATCCTTTTTTTATTGGCTAGTTTCTTAATCATCTTCTGTATATCTAGCCTGGTATCATTACCCTTATCTTCCTTAAAGAATATAGGCTTAAAGAAATAGATAGTACCAGGACAATCATACCTATTATCCTTCCTCCATTGTATTGTAGTTCTGATCTTGGCAATGGCTGTATCCGGATGCAATCCTTGATTTAACCAGCTCTTCACTAATTCTTCTTGCTTAAAATCGTAAACTTTATGTTGTCCGAATATTTCTCTACAGAATTTAACATAACTATTCATAATTACTCTACTGCTATTAAGAATAGATATATTGTTAGATGGAGTGTTATGTAGTCGGTCTGAAGGAATATCTACATATTCATTAGAGGGAATATCTACCTTGTTAGTATCTTTCTTATTATTCACTCTAGGGGAATATTTAC